AGGATTTGAGGCTGTACTGGGATTATGTTAGAAAAGGTTTATTAAAGATTTTAAGTAAGACTCCTGAGGGATGGATTCCTGAGGATGTATATGTAGAATGTTTCAATAACAAGGCTCTTTTATGGGCTTTTACGCAGGACAACCGATTAGTAGGCTTTTCGGTTCTGCAACCCCAAGGCGATAATCTACATATATGGTGTGCTTATTTTGAGCATAATCTTGATCCTTGTTGGCAAGCTATCTTAGAGATAGCAAATGCTGGTGGAGCAAAGACAGTAACTTTTGAATCTCATCGTAAAGGATGGGATGTAATAGGTAAAAAATTAGGTTTTAGACCTAGAAAATGGATAAAGGAAATTTGATATGGGCGGAATAGCAAGCGTAGTTGGTGGGATCTTTGGTGGCGGTGGTGGTGGTGGGGAGAAAGTTACAGAAAGAACTACGACTACTTCAAATGAAATTGATCCAATGCTCAGACCTTATGTACAGTTTGGTCTAGAAGAAGCAAAGCGTCTATACGAATCAGGTAGCCCATCCTACTTCCCTGGTCAAACCTATGTTAGCCCTACAGCAACAACCTTATCTGCACTACAAGCTGGTGAGCAACGAGCTACGGCTGGCAGCCCATTACTAAGAGCAGCACAAGCTGAAAACTTAGCTAATGTACAAGGACAGTATTTAGGTGGAAACCCTTTCTTTCAAGGCGCATTTAATCCTGCTGCCAAGGCTGCTCAACAATCCTACTACGATGCTATCCAAAATGTAACATCTAAAGCCTCTAGTGCTGGTCGTTATGGCTCTGGTGCTTATGGTCAATTAACTGATCGTGCTGGTGGCACTTTTGCTAATGCGCTTACTGATACTGCTGGCAAACTAGCTTATCAGAACTATGCAGATGAAAGAGCAAGACAGGCTGCTGCTACTGCTGCTGCGCCTGGCATGGCAGAGGCAGACTACGGAGATATTCAGCGTTTACTATCAATTGGACAAGGCAGAGAAGGTTATGCTCAGACTGCATTGCAAGACCAAATCAATCGCTATAACTACGAGCAAAATCTTCCACAAGCAAAACTGCAATCTTTCTTAAGTGGCGTATATGGCGCACCTACTGGCGGTGTATCTACATCACAACAGCCAATTTACTCTAACCCAGGACAGCAACAGTTTGGAAACTTGTTAGGAATTCTTGGTACAGGCGCAAGTCTTTATAGCGCATTTGGGAAAAAATAATGGAATTTAATTTCTTAGATGATCTTTTTCGTGGACTTGGCAGAGGTTTTGCTGATACAGATAAATTTGTAGACAGAGAGATGCCATTTGATTCTGGATGGGGTGCGCCTGCTGCTGCTGTAGCCGCTTATTTTGGTGGGCCTTATGCTATGGAAGCCTTAGGTTCAACTGGATCTGCTGGCGGTGGATCTGAAATGTTAAGTACATTAGGCGGTAATGGTGGCTCTTTTGGTGGTGATCTATTTCAATTAGGTGGCTCTGCTGGAGCAGAAGGATCAATTGGCTCTGGTGGAATGAATAGTCTTTTATCTAACCTTGGATTAGAAGGTGGCTCGATGGCCGGTCAAGAGGGCTTTGCACTTCCTAGCTCTGCTTATACTCCAGAATATCTTAATAGTCTTGCCGAATATCAAGGTGTAGATGCTGGTGATCGTAGTTTATTAGATAGATTAACTGGTAATACAGAGCAAGGTTTATACAACCAAGAAAGACTTGCAAAACAAGCATCTGGTCAAACAATGCAAGATATGTTAAAAAAACAAGCTCAACAAAAAGCATTAAGCCAACTTATGCAAAGTGGCTCTAAGATGCAGCAACAAAACAATGCTCAACAAGCAGAGCAAAACAAAATGGCTCAGTTGCAAGCAATGATGCGTAGAGGACAAGCAGTAGATACAACTACTGCACTACTATCTTTATTGCAAGACAGAGAGAAACAATCAAGACAACCTAGAATATCTTTAATCTAAGGCAAATATGGCAACAATACCATCCTATTATGAAGGCCTATTATCAGAAGATGATATGTCATCTTTACGCCTTCAATCACTTGCATCTGGATTGCTAGGTGCAGGCAGAGCATTTTCTCAAGCTGGCGCACCATCTCTTATGCCACAAGGTAGTGGATTTAGCGGTGCTTTACAAGGTTTTAATGAAGAATACCAAGGTCAATTAGATTCTGCATTAAATAATATGTTAAGAGCTACTCAAGTTCAAGAGTTAGTGCGTAAGCAAAAAGAAGCTCAACAATTAAGACAGTTGTATGCAAGCGCAGCAACCCCTAAGTACCAAACAATACCAGGCGTACAAACTCCCATTCCTTCAGATGTTGGATTTGAATACCCTGCTGTAACGCAAGCTCCTGCAACTCAAAAATTAGTAGGATATGACTACGATTTAGCTAAGATTATTCCTATGCTACAAGCTAGTGGTAATTTTGGTGCTATCAAAGATATTGCTGAAAGCACAAAATCTTTACGCCAATCTGGATTAATGAGTAGCGGTCAAGCTCCTAGCCCATTTGCTGCTTATACACAAGCAACTAGCCCACAAGTAAGAACTTTGGCTGCACAGCTAGAACAAGGATTTAAAACTGGCGTAATTGATGAAGAAACTGCTTATAAGCGTTTAGAGCCATTAGCAAGATTAGAAGAATCTTTTATTAGGGATCAGCGTGACTTTAGAGAAAGATCAGATAGACAAGCTCAAGCTGCTGCTGAAAGAGCAGATAGAAAAGCAGAAGGCAGAAAACCTACTGAGTCAGAGCAAAAAGCTGCTGGATTCTCTCAGCGTATGGAACTATCAAGTCAATTAATTAACGACTTAGAAAACAAATTAATTAAAGAAGGTAAAGATCCAAGCGCAATGTTTCCAACAACAGAAACGCAGGCTTATGGTGGAATACCTTTTATTGGAGATTATGCTAGAACAAAAGTATCATCTACCGAACAACAACAATATCGCCAAGCTCAAGAAAACTGGGTTCGTGCCAATTTAAGAAAAGAATCTGGCGCAGTTATTGGTGCAGAGGAGATGGCAGATGAAATTAGAACTTATTTCCCACAGCCAAACGAATCTCAGGAAACCATTGCTCAAAAACAGTTAGCAAGACAAGTAACTCAAAATGCAATGAAAACGGCTGCTGGTACATCTTATACTCCATTCAATATGAAACAGTTTAAAAAAGATAGAGGATTGGAATAATGGCATACGAAAAGTTTGAAAAAGTTATTCGTAATGTAGATAAATTATTATCTAATCCTGATGTTCAACCATCAGAAATTAATCAATACTTAAACGCAGAAGGATACTCAGCATCTCGATTTAAGAGTGCTGCTGAAAACTATTCTAAGGCTAAAGGCGCAACATCTACCTATGGCAATATTGAGGCTGGTATTCAAGGGCTAACTTTTGGCTTTGGTGATGAGTTTGAGGCAGTCATTAAGACTTTTAAAAACAAAAGACCATACGAGCAAAACCTTGCTGCGGTTCAATTTGCCAAGCAAGAATTTGAGGCAGAAAAGCCTTATCAAGCTATGGCATCTGAGGTTGCTGGTAGTTTGCCTTTGGCTTTTGCTGCTGGTGCTGGGGCTGTAAGAGCAGCAAGTAAAGTTCCACAGGTAGCTAACTTATTAGCTAAGATCCCATCTAGTTTTAGCACAGTAGCTGGAGTGTCTGGAGCTGGTGCTGCTAGTGGTGCATTAAGTGGTGCTGGTACTGCTCAAGAAGGCGAAAGAGGCATGGGCGCACAAAAAGGTGCAGTCCAAGGTGCAATCTTAGCCCCTGTAGTTCTTGGTGGAATGAAAGCTGGTGGTGCAACTACTAAGGCTGTTGCTGAAAAACTAGGCATCCCTGATCTAGCCAAAACCATTGTTGAGGCTACAAAAGATATTCCTATTGTTAAGAATATTACAGGCAAAACTGCTGACTTTTTTGGTATGAGTGGTGATGCTATACAGCGCAAAGCAGATACTAAGATTATCCAAGCATTACAAAGAGATAGCCTTACATTGCCAGAGATCAAGATTGCAATGGATCAGATCAGGCTATCAGGATATAAGCCAGAAACCATCATGGAGTTTGGTGGCAAGGCTACTAAGCAACTAGGAGAAACTGTTGCAAGCTATCCAGGCGCAAGAGTAGTAGCAGAGAACTTAGCAGAGGAGCGCAAGGCAGGCGCAGGAAATCGTATCCTTACAGACTTTCAGCAGGCCTTCAATATTAACAAAGACCCAATGGAGATTGCAGATGATATTATTAAGTTAAGAAATGCTGCGGCTAGTCCATTATACAAAAAAGCATACGAAAAAAACGCATTAATTGGCGGTGCTTCAATTGATAAAGTAATGCAAGACCCTGCGTTTATTCGTGCTTATGCCAGAGCAAATCAAATTGCTCAAAGAGAAGTAAATGAAAAAGGCGAGATTATTGGTAAAAAATTACCAGATTTAAAAGAAAACGGAAATGTATTTGATTTAGAAACAATCAACTATATTAAGCGTGGCATAGACGATGAAATTTTTGTAAGCAAAAATCCAGCCGCAGGATTAGGCAAAGATGAAATTAAATCTCTTGGAAATTTACGCAAAGTATTTATAGATAATGTAGATGCTCAAGCTCCTACTGAATATAAACAAGCTAGACAAGCATTTGCTGGCCCAACTCAAGTATATGAGGCTATTGAAAATGGCAGAGGTTTCTTTGACCTTGATGCTCGTACACTTAAAAAGACTTATGATGCTCTTGGCGCATCTGAAAAAGATGGCTTTGCTATTGGTGCTTATGATGCTATTCGAACCAAGATCCAAACAGGCGCAGATGGTATAGATCAAATTAAGCGTACCTTTGGATCACCAGAGAAACGAGATCAGATCAAAGTTCTAATTGGTGATGATGCTTTCAAAAACCTAGAGGTGCAATTGGGCAGAGAAAAGGCTATTCGCTCTACTGACATTCAGATCACAGGCGGTAGTCCTACTCAGCGTAGAACAGAGGCAGCTAAAGAGTTTGAGGGCAGTACAGAGTTAGTTCCACAGATGGCAGAAAAAGGACTTGTAAAGGGTGGCATGGATTATCTATTGCGCTCCGTTACAGGCCCAGGTAGTAGAACTGCTGAAACACTAGCTCCTGATCTATATTCTGTAGACCCTGCAAGACAGGCACAGATTGTAGATCGTTTAAAATTACTCGATGAATATTTACGCAATCAAGCATTACAACAACAAGTAGGTGCTGGTGTTGTTGCCCCTTCTCTATTGGAATAAAAAATGGCAAAGACAAAAATTTCAGAATTTGATAGCACTCCAGCTAACAATACAGATATAGACAGTATTAACATCGCAGAAGGCTGCGCTCCGTCTGGCATTAACAATGCTATTCGTGAGTTAATGAGCCAGTTAAAGAATCAACAGACAGGCGCAGATGGCGATAACTTTACTGTAGGTGGAAACTTAGCAGTAACAGGCACATCTGCATTTACTGGTGCTATGGCTGTTGTTGGCGGTGTAACTGCCAATGTAACTGGTAATGTTACTGGTAATGTAACAGGCAATGTAACAGGCAACTTAATATCAGTAACCAACACAATTACTTCTGGCAGCTTTATTTCTGGAAACACCTATGTAATTGCAACGCTTGGAACTACCAACTTTACACTAATTGGTGCATCTGCAAATACAGTTGGAGTCGAGTTTACGGCAACTGGTGTTGGTACTGGAACTGGTACGGCAACAACTGTAACTGGTCGTGCTGCAAGTTTATCTTCCGTATTGCCAGTTAATAAAGGTGGAACTGGAAATTCGTCAGCAACCCCAAATGCAGTATTTGTTGGTGGTGCTACAAGCACAAGTGCAATTTTAGCGGTTAGACCAGGCACATTAGGCAATGCACTAACATCAACTGCTGGATCAACAATTACTGCTGGTAGTTTTGTGGTTGGTATTGAATATTCAATTCTTACACTTGGATCAACTGACTTTACATTAATTGGCGCATCTGCTAATACTATTGGTGTTGTTTTTACTGCAACAGGAGTAGGAGTCGGATCAGGTACTGCTCAAATAACTACATGGACATCTAATCTCTCAAGCTACCCTTTAACTAACGGAACAGCACAAACTGCTCCATTTACTGCACCAAATACTTATGCTGACTTTACTAGCATACCTTCTTGGGTTAAAAGAATTACGGTGATGTTAAGTAATGTTTCTACTAATGGAACTTCTGACTATTTAGTGCAAATTGGCTCAGGTTCTTTTACTACAAGCGGTTATACAGGACAAGTAAATAGTGGGGCTGGTGTATCAGGAAACTCTACAGGATGGATTGTATGTAACAACATTGGGTCAGGAAGCAACCATATTGGCGCAGTAACAATATTATCATTTGGCTCAAATATATATATTCAAACAGGTCTTGTTGGTTCTGCAACTAATTCGGCTTCAATGTCTACTTGTGAAGGGGCGGTTACATTAGGCGGTGCTTTAGACCGAATACGAATTACTACAGTAGGTGGGTCAAACACATTTGATGCTGGTTCTATTAACATCCTTTACGAGTAGGTCATGGATAATTTAACAGAAAAAGAGATTGAGGATATTGTGGAAAAGGTAACTGAAAGAGTTATTGAGAATGTATATACCTCTGTTGGTCGGTCTGTAGTTACTAAGTTTTTTTGGTTTGTTGGTGTTGCAGCAGTAGGTGTTGTTACCTATCTTGCTGGTGTAGGTCATATTAAGGTGGGCTAGGAATGTGGCAGACCCATTTGGACTATCAGAGGGTGTTAAAGGACTTACAAACAGCCTCGAAGCAAGCAGAGCTGCAAGTAAAGGCTTATCTAAGTCTATTGAAAACATACAGCACGATGGATTGGATGTCGCCCAAAAACAAGCAAACGAAAGAATAAGAGCAAGACGAGAATCAGATTTTAAGAAAGAACAAGCATTAATCAAGGCTTTAAAACAATGGCAACATAGCAAACAAATTAGCGATGAAGAAGCAAAGTTAAAAATAGACTTTGTTAAAAAGCATGGTGCTAAAGAGTGGGAAGCGGTTTTAAAGATAAAAGTAGATATAGAAAATATGCGTAAAAAAGACAATGAGGCATATCAGCACGATTTAAAAGCTATTAAAAGGCTACAGTTTTGGTGTTTTGTAGCAGCAGCAGTTATAGCTTGGTATGTTACCTGGGGATATAAGTGGTAATGGATGATGATTTCAACTTATTAATGTGGGCTTGGGTAGTCGCAACTGCTTGGATAGCCTTTGGAGTTTACTTATATTGGGGTATTAGATAATGCTTACTTTAATTTCAACAGCTCTCTCTTTTTTAATGGGTGGTCTGCCAAAGCTGATGGACTTCTTTCAAGACAAGTCTGATAAAAAACATGAGTTAGAGCTTGCCAAGATGCAAACTGAGCGTGAGATACAGATGCTCAAAGAAGGCTACATAGCCCAAGCCAGAGTAGAAGAAATCCGTACTGAGCAGATCACTATCCAAACTGCTGAGAAAGAGCGTGAGGCTCTCTATGCCCACGATATAGCTATTGGACAAGGTGCAAGCCAATGGGTTATTAACCTAAGAGCATCTGTGCGCCCAATGGTTACTTATCTATTTGTATTCTTGCTAATAGTTGTAGATATTGCATCTATCTGGTGGGCATGGTCTACAGGCACTTCTTTTGCAGAGGCTATTCCATTAGTATTTGATGCAGATGAGATGCAGATCCTAGCCTCTATTATTGCCTTTTGGTTCGGTACACAAGCATTTGCTAAAAAATGAGTTTAGATAAGCGTGTCATTGACATGATTTCGCATCATGAAGGAATTAGGGTTAGACCTTATCAATGCCCAGCGTTAATATGGACTGTTGGCGTAGGCCATGTAATCGACCAATCACACATTAGAGTTCCATTGGCAGAGCGTAAAGCCTTGCCTATTCCTGATGGCTGGGATCGGACTTTATCAATGGGGGAAATAGATGAAATACTTGCTAAAGATTTACAGTCATTTGAAAAAGGAGTTCAGCGATTATGTCCTGGTGGGCTTACTGCTGGTCGGTTTGGCGCACTTGTTTCTTTCGCCTTCAATGTTGGACTCGGTAATCTCCAAAATTCTACCCTTCGGATGAAACACAATCGAGGCGAGTTTGAGGCTGCTGCCGAGGAATTCCTAAAGTGGAATAAGGCTGGTGGCAAAGAATTGAAGGGCCTTACAAACAGAAGAAAAGACGAAAGAGCTTTATACTTATCTTAAAATGGGTCTGTTAAATTAACATACTTAAACCAACTGACAGGGACATCAAAAAAGAACTCCCCACTAGGGACTTCCCTATTATTGACCTCTATCAATGGACACTTTTCCACCGACTCAGCTTTCAGCCAGTACGCATGACTTAAGTCGTGAGTTAGTGCAAAAAATAGAACAGGGCGATCTTGCCGAAATAATTTTGCTTTACGATGCGCTATATGAATGGTGGTATGCTGACAAAATTTCCAGCTCCGTACTTCAACTTCAACAAAGCCAACTGGATTACCTGCTCTGTAAGCGATTAGATCAACTCCATAGACATTAGGGTTTTCCCTGCAATCTAGACCCCACTTCATCTTCATCCATTCGGATACAGCTTTTCTAGCTGGTGGGTCGTACTTATCATGCAATGCTTGGTCAAAGCGTTTGCCTGCATAATCGGAAGGGTGCAGGCGCTCCTTCGTGAAGGTTAATGCCGATCTCATCTGTTATCTTTAAAAGGGTACATCTCCAAGATCATCATCTACGATGGTGTTCTTTGGCATTTCATCTCTACCTTTAGGAATAAAGTTATCCTTGGGTGCTTTTTCTTTGCCGACTGATCCCGAAAAGAACTTACCATTCTTGCCATCTTTTAGCCAGGCGTTAAGGTAATGCTCTTTGCCGTTAATCATTATTGATCCAGCATAATCAGGATGTGTTTCTTTTTCCTTACGATTGTTTTTAAATAGACTAAAGTTGCCGTCTTTCATTTCATAGGCCATTTTTTCTCGCTTTCAATTTAGTTAATGTATCTTCGACCTCGCTTAAGAACTTCTCTACTTCTACTTCCATTGCCTTGATATACTCCTCATCCCTTTCAAGGCGCACTACAAACAGTTGCAAGTCATCTGGCAGTCTAGGGTCAAACGATACGAAATCGCACCACCTAGACCCTGTTACAGCCATCTGGCATTGCATCTGAGGGATATACTTAGATGGCGGTTTATCATCCATCAAATAATCTATATGGGTACTACTATTGGGACACTTAATCTCAATCAGACCATTCCCAACAAGTCCATCTGGGCTACATCCAAACCACTTAATTGTAGGGTGATCTATAAAAGCCACTTGTTCTACAAAGTTGCCTGTGGCTATCTCATACGCTATCCTTGCCTGTGGCTCTGTAGCAGTACCCCATTCCATTGCAGCATTGGTAAAAGACTCGCTTGGTAACCCTGTAAGCCTTTGGACTACCAGCTCAGTACGATATTTTGCACGACTCGCAGACTCACCAGCTTTACCTTTTGACAACACATCTGCCATACGACTAGCAGTAACCTTGCCGAGCCTAAGTTGATGCCAAGCATCCGTACCCTGCTCTACGGCTATTCTGTCCTCTGTAGTAAAGGTAGTCATAGTTTGGCCTCTGCTAAGAATTTTAAATGCTCTGCCAATGTAGCTACTTCGTTTGCAGCTTGAGCAGCTCTTTCATGGTTATTTTTTGTTTCGTGGTTGTAGTAGTCTTTAAGAACTTGGTTAATTTCTATGTAAACTTCTGAATAATCTGTCATATTTTTTTGCTATTCGTAGTTAGTTTCTGTGCCTTTGCCTGGTCGCATCGGGACTGTTTCTGCATTAATTCCATGTAATCTTTTGTGCAATCATCGCAAATATTGACTACTTCTTGGGCATGATCTCTTAGATAAAGCCAAGCCTTGTAATCCCTTCTTGATGGGTAGCATAAAGGATACCATTCACTCGTCATCGTGCATTGGCTTTTGCTCTGGCTGGACAATAAAATCTATGTCCTCTAATTCGTTCATCTCCCATTTGCGAGAGAACTCAGCAGATAAGGCATCTA